ACTTTCGGATCCTTCGATGGATTTCGTTCAGATACGAAGTTCAACGTCCAACCCACCATAATGGCTCCTTATCTGGAGCAACATGGATACAAGGTCGAGCACTGTGCTCCCCAAGTAAAAGGATGGAAGCCCAAGTATGAGGGGCTTAAGGATTTTGTCGTCATCGATGCTCGCGTAGATGATAGCATGGTGATGCAGGCCGCAGACGGTTTTGTGGAAGATCTAAAGAAGATAGATCCCAAATGGAAGAAGCAGATAATGATCTACGACATCCACACCGCCGTCAATGGAGTCCCAGGACTCAAATATGTGGATGGGATAAAGCGCCAGACAAGCGCTGGATTCCCTTATAACAAGTCTAAGCAGATGCTCTTAGAACAGTTAGAACCCACACCCGACTACCCCGACCACGTTAAGTTTATACCTGAAGTGGAAGAGAGGGTCGAGGCCATGTGCGAGAGTTATTTAAATGACTCACGCGCTGGGAGCGTTTTCAAGTCCGCTATGAAGAATGAAGCTTTGCCAATTAAGAAGGCAATGGACGGAAAAGCTCGAATTTTCATGATCGCACCAGTTGAGTTGACGATCGTGATGCGGATGTTTCTGCTCTCTTTTGTGAGAGTGGCACAATCCAACCACTGGCTCTTTGAATGTGCCCCTGGAATTGAATCCCAGTCGGTTGAATGGGATTTCCTTTATCAGTACCTTACGCAGTTTGGTAGGAAGAGGACAATTTTCGGGGATTTTAGGTTTTATGACCGATCGATGCACCCTGTCTTCGTAATCAACGCTTTCGAAGTCATTGCTCGATTCATTGAATGGGCGAGTGGAGACAAGAAACACGCAAATGCGGTCCGGTGCTTAGGCTATGACATAGCCTTTGCATATGTTGACTTCTTTGGTGACCTCATTAGGCTGTTTGGAAAGAATCCTTCGGGACAAGCCCTTACTGCCATTATTAATGGAATTGTCCAGAGTTTGTATATGCGTTATGTCTATATTCACTGTTCGCCACAACGTGAATGTGTCTCGTTTAAGAAGAATGTCGCCCTTATCACCTATGGGGACGATAGTGGCACGGGTGTCTCGGAATGGGCATCCTTCTTCACTCACACTAGCATTAGAGATATTCTCGCC